TCAGCATGTGAATTTTATTATCATTTGCTCTTTTTGAAATATTTCGGGTCTTTTTTGGCTTGGATGCAAAAGAATCGCATTGATAATCATTGCGGAGTAGGTGTGAACCCTTACTCCTTGGAATGGAATACTATAGCACAAAAGCTTAAGAGTCAGAATAACTTTGGTGAAACTAAAGTTGGTGCAGGCGATTATAGTCATTTTGATGGTAGTGAAAACGAGCAAATCCACCTAGCCATTCTTGATATCATAAATAGATGGTATGACGATGGTGAAAGTAATTGTAGAATTAGATATTTATTGTGGCAAGAAATTGTCAACTCCAAACATGTATCAGGAGATCTGGTATATGAATGGAATGGCGGAATGCCTAGTGGCAACCCTGCTACAACTATTATTAATTGTATGTATAATGAATTTGCGTTTCGTCTTTGTTGGTGCAGGATGGGTTTAGATCCTTTCTTATTCTCGAAGTATGTATATGCAATATTTTATGGTGATGATAACTTATTTTCAGTGCATCCCAAATTCCGAGATGTTTTTAACGAAATATCTTTGGCCAAGTATATGAAAGATTTAGGTCTGGAATATACCACCGAGCTGAAAATGGCAGCTACAGTTCCTATGAGAAATTTAGACGAAGTAGAGTTTCTGAAAAGAAGCTTTGTTTTTGATAAAGTTATAAGGAGATGGATTGCACCGTTGCGTTTAGATGTCGTATTAGAAATACCTAGTTGGACTTCGAAGACTAATGGTTTGCAAATAACTGTAGACAATATTAAATGTAGTTTGAGAGAACTAGCATTGTATGATCGAGATACATATGAAATATGGCGAAACAATATTGTTAGAGCTTTTGAACGCAATGTAGCACAAAGTTCAAATTGTGAAGAATTTTACCTTTCACATCAAGAGATGCGTAGACGCACTTTTGATAGTGATTTGGTATTTCACTAAATATCCCCCGACCTGATATGTCGTAAAAAGATCCGGTATGGCTATACCGATAGCCCATTGTCGTGTGATCTGGTTACATTTAATGTAACTTGCTGCGGCAATAGAAGTCTTTACTATTTAGTTTACTGATCATGGGAGACTTTCAAAATCCAAGATCACTACTACCAGAA